CAAAGATCCGTTTCCCAAAAAGATCCGAGATAAAGACACTATGCAGAAATATTTGGATGCAGATGAAAGACTCTCAGGAATTTCGTTGAAGATTGAATATTATTCTGTTATGTTAGAATACTTAGAGGATATCCTCAAGATGATACATAACAGAGGATTTCAAATAAAGAATAGTATTGATTTCCAAAGATTTGCTTCAGGATTGGGATAATAAATACATGTAGGTGAGAACCTATATGTATGGCTGATTTGATTATAGAAAAGGTAAATGAAGTTTACCTAAAAATTACAACAGAACCACACATTGAGTATGAACTAAGAGATAGGTTCACCTTTGAAGTGGAAAATAAAAAATTCATGCCCCAGTATCGAAGTAAGTACTGGGATGGATTTGTTCATCTTTTTAATATGAAGACCAAGAGAATCTATGTCGGTCTTCTAGATAAAATTATTGCGTTTTGTGAAAATGCTGGATATACATATAAGTTCCTAAACAATAAATTTTACGGACCACCATTTGAAGTCAATGATTTCGTTAGTCAGGGTGGGACAAAAGATTTTATGGAGAGTATCTCTCCTGGTATCAAACCAAGAGACTATCAGGTAGAAGGTGTCTACGAAGCGTTAAGGTATAACAGAAAACTACTCATTAGTCCAACTGGTTCAGGTAAGTCATTCATGATTTACTCTGTGGTCAGATATCATGTAGCACGTGGTAACAAAATTCTTTTGGTAGTTCCTACTACATCTCTTGTAGAACAGATGTATAAAGACTTCGAGAGTTATGGTTGGGATGTAGAGAATCATTGTCACAGAATCTACGCAGGACGTGAGAGAGTTAATACAAACGAGGTCACTATTACCACTTGGCAATCTGTCTACCAATTGGAACGAAAATTCTTTGAGGGATATGACGTAGTGATCGGTGACGAGGCGCACCTTTTTAAGAGTAAGTCTCTAATCAGTATCATGGATAAATTACACCATGCTAAGTATAGGTATGGGTTCACAGGTACTTTAGACGGCTCACAGACCCATAAGTGGGTCTTAGAGGGACTGTTTGGACCATCGTATAAAGTTACCCAAACCAAGAAACTTCAAGATGAAGGACATTTGGCATCTCTCGATATTCAATGTCTTGTTCTAAAATACAAACCCAAAAAATTTGATACTTATGAGGATGAAATACAACATCTTATTTCACATGAAAAAAGAAATAATTTTATATCAAATTTGGTAAGGGATTTAGATGGTAATAGTTTGGTGTTGTATTCCCGAGTAGAATCTCATGGAGCCATTCTATTTGACTTAATAAATAAAAAGGTAAGTGAAGATAGAAAAGTATTTTTTATCCATGGTGGTGTGGATGCTGAAGATAGAGAACAGGTAAGAGAAATTACCGAAAAGGAAAAAGACGCTATCATTGTTGCATCTTACGGAACATTTAGTACTGGTATTAATATTAAAAACCTTCATAACGTAGTATTTGCCTCTCCATCAAAATCAAGAGTAAGAAATTTACAAAGTATTGGTAGAGTCCTTCGTAAAGGCAAAGATAAGGTTAGTGCAAAACTTTATGATATTGCAGATGATTTTACTATTGGTTCAAGAAAAAATTACACACTGAATCATTTCATAGAACGTGTAAAAATTTATGTTTCGGAACAGTTTAATTACGACATATTCACTATTGATATAAAAGACTAGAAAAAGGAGATTGTATGATTGAAGAAGATTTTTATGCCACAATCAAACTCAAATGTGGTGATGAGATTTTTTGTAGAGTAGCAGCATCAGAAGAAGAAGACAGAACCATGTTATTGGTTTCTAATCCAATCTGTATTCAACCAATTAAAACTAGAGGAAATATTACTGGATACAAGTTTGAACCTTGGTTGAAAACTTCTAATGAAGATCTCTTTATTATTAATCTTGAAGATGTATTAACAATGTCTGAGTCTGAGAACATTGAAATGATTGTGAACTATCAAGACTATTGTAGAAAGTCTAATCAGTCCAACTTCCAAAAACTTGATAGAAAAATGGGTTACTTAGGAAATGTAAGAGATACAAAAGAAGTCTTGGAGAAGTTATACAAGTCTTCTTAATAGAACCTATAGTATGATTATCTTCTGGGACAAGCCTATTCTATCGGGCTTTTAGGACCTTGTCAACACTTGATAATCCTGGTATAATAAAAACAACAAAAACAATAATTATGCCTAAACCCAGAAATGCTGAACACTATGTAAATAACAAGGAGTTTCTGAACGCTCTTGAGAACTACTTTGCACGAGTGGAGAAAGCAAAACTCAATGATCAACCAAAACCAGAAATTCCTCGTTACATTGGTGAGTGTTTTCTGAAGATCGCAAATCACTTGTCATACAAACCAAACTTTGTCAACTACATGTTCAAAGATGACATGATTTGTGATGGTATTGAAAACTGTGTAAGATATATTCATAACTTTAATCCAGAGAAGTCAAAGAATCCATTTGCATATTTTACTCAAATCATTTATTATGCCTTCCTGAGAAGAATTTCTCAAGAAAAGAAACAACTTGAGATTAAAAACAAGATCCTTGAGAAGACTGACTTTGATGAAGTTTTCGATGCAAACGAACTTGACAGTGGAAACTATTCCGATTATAACAGTATTAAAGATGCAGTACATCAAAAATTGAGGAACTCATGATCGGTAATCTTGAACCTGAAGAACATATTATGGAACCCACTCTTATTGAACAACTTGCGATAGTAATTAATAAATTGGGGTGGGAAGAAGGAGACCAGATTGAAATAGAAATTGGTGGTACTTGTGTATCAGGAATTGATGTTGGTGAAAACTACAATGAAAAGTGGCAATCACCCCTCGGCACTCGTAAGTATAATAAAGATGCATTTATTGTGATTGCAAATCAGTCACGTCGTGATTTTACAAAATCCAACCCCATGGAAGAGTTTAAACAAAGACATCCGTATGAAAGTAGCAATAATATCTGACACGCATTACGGCGCCAGAAAGGGTTCTAAACTTTTTCATGACTTCTTTGAACAGTTTTACAAAGATATCTTTTTTCCCACTTTGGATAAAGAAGGTATCAAAACTGTTATTCACATGGGTGATGCATTTGATAGTCGTAAAGGAATTGAATTCAAGGCACTGAAGTGGTCCAAAAGAGTTGTGTTTGATCCTCTTAAAGAAAGGGGTATCAAGATGCATTTGATGGTTGGTAACCATGATGCATACTATAAGAACACAAATGAAATCAATGCTGTAGATTTGCTTCTGAAAGAATATGATAATGTTGAGGTTTATTCTTCTTGTACAGAAGTATCTGTGGGTAATCTCCCCGTTCTATTCATTCCTTGGATCAATGAACAGAACGAGAAAGAAACTATCAATACTATCAAGAAAACAAAGTGCCCCGTCGCAATGGGACACCTTGAACTCAACGGATTCGTTGCAACACCTGGTCACGTCATGGAACACGGTCATGATGCAAGAACGTTCAATAAGTTCGAGAAAGTCTTTTCAGGACACTATCACTCTCGATCCGACAATGGGACCGTTTTCTATCTCGGTAATCCCTATGAAATGTTCTGGACTGACGTGCAAAATACCAGAGGCTTCCATATTTTTGATACTGAGACCCTGGAACACACACCAGTAAATAACCCTTACAGGTTGTTCTACAACATTTACTACGAAGATACCGATCACCAAACGTTCAATACTTCGGAGTATGAGAACAAGATTGTCAAGGTTATTGTAAGGAAAAAGACCGACACAAAGAAGTTTGAAAAATTTATTGATAAACTTTATTCTGTTGGTGTGGCTGATCTTAAGATCGTAGAAAACTTCCAACTCATGGACTGTGAAGATTTTGAAGCTGATGAGTCAGAAGACACTATGTCTATCTTGAGTCGTTATATTGATGAATCTGAAACTGAGTTAAATAAGACAGTAATTCAGTCTCTCATCAAAGAAATATATCAAGAGGCGTGTGAGGTCGTATAATGTTCATCATTGCGGTTGCAGGTAGAGAAAAAGAAGGAGCATACTCTGTGATCGATGATGATGGAGAACAGGTCCTTTATATCTTCTGTAATGAAGATGACGCTGAAAGATATGCAATGCAACTTGAAGAACTTGACTATCCAGAGATGCATGTGTTAGAAGTAGAAGACGAGATAATGATTAAAACTTGTGAGATACACGATCACAGGTATACTATAATTACATCAGATGATATTGTGATTCCTCCTGACAAAGAATATGATAACCTTTAAAAAGATTTCTTGGCAAAACTTTCTCTCAACAGGCAATCATAAAACCGAAATTAAATTGAATGAGAAGTCTACCACTCTCATTGTTGGTTCTAATGGTGCGGGTAAGTCCACTATTCTAGATGCATTGACTTTTGTTCTTTATGGAAAGTCGTTTAGAAAAATCAATAAGGCACAGTTAATTAACAGTACCAACGAAAAAAATTGTTTTGTTGAGATTGAGTTCAGTGTCAACTCTATTGATTGGAAGATCGAACGCGGAATCAAACCCAATATCTTTAAGATCTACCGTAATGGTGATGAACTAGATCAGTCTGCATCAGCAATCGACCAACAGAAGTGGTTGGAACAAAATGTTCTGAAGATGAACTATAAGTCTTTCACACAGATTGTGATCTTAGGTTCTTCTACCTTTGTCCCATTCATGCAACTTCCAACTTCAAGTCGTAGAGAAGTTGTTGAGGATCTATTGGATATCAAAATTTTCTCATCAATGAATGATACGATCAAGAGTAGAATCAGAATGATTCGTGAAGACGTAAAGACTCTTGATCTGAAGAAGGAAGGTCTCAAAGATAAAGTTGATATGCAAAAAGACTTTATTAGTAAAATGGAGTCTCAAACTAAGGATGGTATTCAGAGAAGAAATGATAAGATTAATACTCTAAACGAAGAAATTCAAAATTGTTTTCATAAAAGTCTTGGTAAAGAAAATGAACTTTCCAAACTCAAAGAAGACTTAAAAGAGTTTGAAGACGCCCAAGATAAGCTCAGAGAGTTTGGTAACGTCAAAGGTAAACTGTCACAAAAAATACAAAGTATCGTTAAAGAACACAAATTTTTTAATGAAAATACTGTTTGTCCCACCTGTAATCAAGAAATAGAGGAATCGTTTAGGGTAAATAGAATTAGTGACTCTCAAAATAAAGCGGAAGAGCTCCGAGATGGATTTGAAAAACTCCAGTCGGCTATTAAAAACGAAGAGTTGAGAGAGTCACAATTCAAAATTCTTTCAACAGAAATTACCAAAAAACTTAATGACATTTCTTCTTTCAATGTACAGATCACTGGTCTTCAACGACAAATTGCTGGACTCGAATCTGAAATTCAGACTATTACCAGTCAGCTCCAGAACAGAAATTCTGAACATGAAAAACTAGAAACACTCCGAGAAAACCTTGATGTCACTTATGATAAACTTGCCAAACGTAAGGAAGACATTACCTATCATGATTTCATCTATAGTCTTCTTAAAGATGGTGGAGTAAAAGCAAAGATTATTAAAAAGTATCTTCCACTTATCAATCAACAAGTAAATAGATATCTTCAGATGATGGACTTCTACATCAACTTTAAGTTGGATGAAGAGTTCAACGAAACTGTAGAGTCTCCCATTCATGAGGACTTCTCTTATGCTTCATTCTCTGAAGGAGAGAAGATGAGGATTGATTTATCCCTTCTGTTCACTTGGAGAGAGATTGCCAGAGTCAAGAACTCTGTAAATACCAATCTACTGATAATGGATGAGGTCTTTGATTCATCACTAGACGGTTTTGGAACAGATGAGTTCCTTAAAATTATTAGGTACATTATCAAAGACGCAAACATCTTTATCATCAGTCACAAGACTGGTATGGACGATAAGTTTGAAAACGTTGTTAAGTTTGAGAAACATAAAGGGTTTTCACGTAAAATTTAAATAAATGTGTCTTTTTTACATAAGTTCATTAAGATACACAAATCACACTATATAATATGTGATTGGAGGTTATTATGAAGAATCTGATTTCACGTAATGAATTAGCATCTTGGAAGTGGGACGAAAAAACATCTGTCAATGACAAATACGACCAGGTGTCCGAATACTTCCAGTGTATTTCAGAATGTGGTATCGTCGATAGTACAGCTAGGAGGTTCTGCAGACACGTCCTTACGACTAATTAATAACCAATAAGGAGATAGCCACTAAAGTCCCGAGGTCTAAAAGCCTCGGGATTAGTCTATGTGCCGATATATAAACTGTCCGACCTATCACTAAAATGGTAGGTTTTGTCGTATTATAGATTCATCGAGACAGACCACGATGATCAACTACGAAATCAAATCCCAACTCGCAAAACTGTTGGCTACCGAGAATATGGTAGTTGAGAATCGTAATGTTCAGACCGCACAGTTTGATGTTGAGAAACGTATTCTGACTCTTCCAATGTGGAAGAGGGCATCTAATGTTGTGTACGATATGCTTGTGGGTCACGAAGTGGGTCATGCTCTCTTCACACCTAATGAGTGGGGTTGGGAAGATCGTATCCCTAAACAGTTCGTCAATGTAACTGAGGATGCACGTATTGAGAAATTGATGAAACGTCGGTATCCTGGTCTGTCCAAGAGTTTTTACAAGGGTTATCAAGAACTTGCGGAGAATGATTTCTTTGAAATTGAAGGACGTGATCTGTCTGATATGAATCTGGCAGACCGTGCAAACCTTTACTTCAAGATTGGAAATTTTATTAAAGTTCCTATTGCATCTGGAAAAGAGCAAGAGATCATTGATATGATGTCTGAAACTGAAACGTTTGCGGATGCTGTTACTGTTGCAGAAATACTGTTCAAATATTGTAAAGAACAGATTGAGGAAGAATCAGTAGACTTCCCTGTTTCTAGTAACAATGAAGGTGAAACTTCGGGTGAATCAAGTTCTTCTAACAAGGAATCTGATGAAAGGACTGAGGATAACTCAGAACAAGAATCTTCTAATGTAGAAGGTGGTTCAAGTGAAGATATTAAATCTCAGAGTAAGGAATCCAAACTTGAGGTTGAGACTGACGATACCTTTGAGTCTGGTTCTCAAGAGTTCAACGGAAATGTTGAAAATACTAGGAACGTCAATTACATTCAGATTCCTAAAGTGAATCTTGAGGAGATCGTTATTGGTAACAAAAGAGTTCACGAAGAACTTGAAAATAAGTGGATTGATGTTTCTACTCCCAGGAAGTACTGGGATGCTTATAAGCAGATGCATAAAGAAACTAAACCAGTCACGTTTGATATTCCTGACACCGAATATACAAGTTTCAAGAAAACTGCTCAACGAGAAGTTAATTATCTGGTAAAGGAGTTTGAATCTAAGAAGTC